AAGCGCCCCACCCTGGGTCCTAGAAGGAGAGCGTAAGCATGGCACCTCCTAGTTTACCACGCAGTAATTTCGGCACCGCCTCTCTTGTGGAACGGAAGAATGAATTGCCTCCTGTCGATGTAGGGGAAGGTGCGGCTGCGGAAGTCACTGTTGAAGAAGCCAGCATCCTGGAAGAACCTGACGTTAACATTGAACTGGAAGAAGACGGTGGTGTAGTCGTTGACTTTGACCCCCGCGTAGAACGGGAAGGTACCGGAGATTTCTCCGAAAATCTTGCAGAAATACTATCCGATCAGGAAATGTCGAAGATTGCTTCGGACCTGATTGATGAGTACGAAACCAACAAGAATGGCCGAAAGGATTGGGAGGAAGCTTACAGCACGGGACTGGAATTGCTTGGCTTTAAATACGAAGACCGGAGCGAGCCGTTTCGTGGAGCTACTGGTGTAACCCATCCGCTACTTGCGGAAGCGGTCACTCAGTTTCAGGCACAAGCTTTCAATGAGCTGCTTCCTGCCGGTGGCCCGGTACGGACGGAGATCATCGGGAAGGTTACTCCGGAAGTTGAGGATCAGGCAGAGCGTGTCCGCCACTTTATGAATTATCAGATCAGTTGCGTAATGAAAGAGTACACGCCTGAATTTGACCAGATGCTTTTCTATTTACCGCTCGCCGGTTCCACTTTCAAAAAGGTGTACTACGACGAGTCCCTTTGCCGTGCAGTCAGCAAGTTCGTTCCAGCAGAGCAGCTCATTGTACCGTATACGGCTACTGATCTGGAAACTGCGGAAAACGTAACCCACGCCATACAGATTACCGAGAACGAACTACGGAAGAAACAGGTAGCGGGTTTCTATCTGGATATTCCAGTAAGCGCGACTCAGGCGGATCCATCCGATGTACAGGAAGAGATGGACAAGATAAGTGGTATTTCCGCTACTTATCTGGATACCGACATTACCTTGCTGGAATGCCACGTTCACTTAGATATCCCAGGCTTTGAGGATACAGGTGAAGATGGAGAACCCACAGGAATTAAGCTTCCTTATATTGTTACGATCTCAGAGAACAACGGCAAAATTCTGAGTGTCAAACGCAACTGGCTTCAGGACGATCCTGACAGAAGGAAGCGTCAGTATTTCGTTCACTTCAAGTTTTTACCTGGTTTTGGTTTTTACGGTCTTGGTCTCATCCATATGATTGGTGGACTGAGTCGAACGGCGACAGCGGCTCTCCGTCAGCTCATAGACGCCGGAACCTTGTCCAACCTCCCTGCGGGGTTCAAGGCGCGGGGCCTCCGTATAAGGAACGACGATGAGCCGCTGTCTCCGGGAGAATTTAGGGATGTGGATGCACCGGGCGGTGCAATTCGGGATGCGTTGATGCTGCTTCCTTACAAGGGAGCAGATCAAACATTATTCCAGTTAATGGGTTTTTGTGTAGAAGCGGGTCAAAGGTTTGCAGCAGTCTCCAATCTGCAAGTAGGAGACGGCAACCAACAGGCAGCAGTCGGTACGACAATTGCACTTCTTGAACAGGGTGCAAAAGTTATGTCTGCAATTCACAAGCGTCTGCATTATGCACAGAAGGAAGAGTTCTATCTTCTGTCTTATGTTTTTGCTGATTACCTTCCACCTGAGTATCCCTACAATGTAGTAGGTGCGGAACGTACCATTAAAGCGGAGGATTTTGATGACCGCGTCGATGTTGTACCTGTATCTGATCCGAACATCTTCTCGATGGCGCAGCGAGTACTCCTCGCGCAAACAGAACTTGAACTCGCTCAATCCGCTCCTGATCTTCATAACTTATATGAAGCGTATCGGCGCATGTATAGGGCGATTGGGGTCAAGGATGTGGACGCGATTCTCAAGCCTAGTGAAGAAGGTGAGCCAGTGGCGAAAGACCCGGCACTAGAAAACTCCGATTCGCTGGAAAACCTACCTTTGGTTGTTTTTGAAGGTCAAAATCACCAAGCACATATTATGGCGCATTTGGTTTTTGGGTCTTCTACTATGGTGGGAGGAATGCCCCAGGTAATGATGGCACTTCAAAAGCATGTTATGGAGCACATATCCGTCCGTGCCAAAGAACAAGTAGCGGCACAGATGCAGCAACAACTTCAAGGTCAGCAACCTACGGAAGAACAGATTTTACAGATTGAGGGTATGGTTGCGGAACTGATTTCTCAAGGAATGCAGGAAGTAAAAGCCCTTAGTAATCAAATAAGTGGCGGAGGAGAGCAGGATCCATTGATTGCACTAAAAGAACAAGACCTTCAGATTCGCGCACAACGCGATGCAAATGAACTGACCATCGATCAGGCTCGTTTGGCTTTGGATGAACAAAAGGCAACCAATACAATGTCTCTTGGTAAAGAACGCATTGCTTCTACTGAAGAAATTGCCGCAGCACGTATACAAGCCGCACGAGAACGAGAGATAATGAAACAAGATTCCAAAGAAACTATTGTCGTAGACCGAGAAAATAGGAGATAATCATGGCTGCTGCAAAAAGAAACCAGCCTTCTGTTGGCAAGATTGCCAAGGGTGAAGTTATCGAGGATCAGGGAACTGTTCCTTACAACGGACCCAAGAACATGGCTACGCCTAATACTGAAAAAGGCATAGTAAGAAAAGGTGTTCAGAAAGGTACGGGGGCTGCGCTTCGCGGCAAATCCTATACATATGATTAAGGAGAACTTCTATGAATGAAGTATCACATTGGGTAAAAGGACGGTTAGCAGAACCGTCTACCTATGCGGCGGCAAGTGTCGCTGCAATAGGTGGTTGGGTGTTGACCGCACAGATGCCGTGGATCTGGGTCTCACTCGCTCTGGCAGTAGTTGCTGTCATAATGCACGAAAAATCATAGGCAATGGTTTTTAATGGAAGCAGAAGTTTCGTTAATAAGAGACTACTGGCAACAGGTCATGGGTCTTTTGGCTTTTGTTGTGGTTGCCGTGAAGCTCTCTTCCAGCGTCAAGGAACTTCGTAAAGATGTGGACGATATTACTTCGAGAAACACCTTTGTGGAAACAACTAAGCTTAGAGCGCAAGTTGATATGCATGAAAAACAGATCAGCGCCATATGGCAATATACCAATAAGCTAAGAGATATGTTTAACGGAGGTTCCAAATAATGCCGATAGCTGCTCTTTTACCTAGCCTTCTTCCCGTAGTAGGGGACGTTTTGGATCGTTTCTTTCCGAACAAGGAGGAAAAGGAAAAAGCACAAAGAGAGATCGAGGCAAAACTAACCGAGCATCTAGCCCGAATTGATCTAGCCCAGCTTGAAGTAAACAAACAGGAAGCAGCCCACAGGAGTCTATTCGTCGCTGGATGGCGACCTTTTATAGGATGGACCTGTGGGCTTGCTTTGTTTTACACGTATCTAGCCCAACCTGTGGCTATGTTTGTTATGGCGCAGACGGGAGATCTTGTGCAGTTACCCCATGTTGATCTCAGCATGATGATGCCCGTTCTTCTGGGTATGTTAGGATTGGGAGGACTTAGGAGTTTTGAGAAATATAAGGGAGTTTCTAAATAATGGATGGAATCCTGCTCGCAGAGCATTTGCTTAAATCCATCGAAGACAGAAGACAGAGAATCACAGGCATGGTATTGGGAGGAAATTTAAAGAATATGGAAGAATACAAGCAATTAGTTGGTGCTTTAGAGTCTTTAGAGTATATAGGACAAGAATTGAGAGATATCTTGGAAAAGGCAGACTAATGGCAGATACATCCGTTTCTCTAGAAGAAGCGCAAAATGACGAAACTAAAGTTGTTTCATTGGAAAAAGCTTATATAGATCGTGAAGAAAAGATTCTTGATCCGGATCAGTTGGAAGAAAGTTCTCTAGAACGGCTTCCTAAACCTACTGGATGGAGACTTCTTATACTTCCCTATCGAGGAAAAGGAAAAACAGAAGGGGGAGTGTTTCTTCCAGATCAGACTATTGAAAGAGAATCCGTGGCTACAGTCTGCGGATATGTCCTTGCTGTAGGACCTTTGGCCTATAAAGACGAAGAAAAATTTCCTACGGGAGCGTGGTGCGCGGAAAAGGATTGGGTGATTTTTGGGAGATATGCGGGTGCTCGTTTCAGGATAGACGGCGGCGAGGTTCGCATCCTAAATGACGATGAAGTAATAGCTGTCATCCAGGATCCCGAAGATATCCTGCACTTTTAACATGGGGAAAAGCCATGCCAGAACCAGAACAAAATACAGTAGATCTTCCCTCTGAAGGACAATCGGTAGCAGTTGAAATAGACAAAGATGCTATTTCTGCTGATTCTGCTGTCGAAGAAAATTCAGGTGAACACGAGGACTATAGCGCCAAAGTTCAAAAGCGCATAGACAAGCTAACCAAGAAAGCCCGTGAAGCGGAAAGACAGCAACAGGCAGCGATTGCCTATGCACAGGGTCTTCAGAAAGAAAACAGTACTCTAAAAGGCCGCGTCCATAACCTGGATGTTGGCTATGTGAGTGAATATGGAGATCGCATTAACTCTCAGACTGAAACAGTTACTAGAGAAATGCAGGATGCAGTTGCCTCTGGAGATACTACCAAGCAAGTTGAACTAAACAAAAAACTTGCTCAATTAGTAATCGAAGAGGAACGAGTTCGAGCGGCCAAAGCAGAACAGACACGTATGCAGGAAGCCGCACAACATCCACAAGCGGCTGCTCCGGTACAACAAGCACCTCAAGTACCTGTGCGACCGGATCCGAGAGCAGAAGACTGGGCGTCAAAGAACAAGTGGTTTGGGGAAGACGACGCCATGACTTTTGCAGCATTTGGTATTCACAGGACTTTGGTGGAAGAGGAAGGCTTTGACACCAGCACTACCGAATACTATGCTGAGATTGACAAAAGAGTTCGAGAGGCTTTTCCACATAAGTTCAACAGTGAAGTTGTTGTGGAACAAGCCGCCTCAGTACCAGAAGGACGACGCCCCCAACAGGCCGTTGCCTCTGCCGTTCGTTCCAGCAATTCTGGACGCAAAACAGTAAAACTCTCTCCTAGTGAAGTTGCGATAGCCAATAAGCTTGGAGTGCCACTTAACGAGTACGCGAAATACAAACGCTGATGGAGAACGACATGACTGAACAAAAAGTTGATCGCACTCCCCGCGCTGCTAAGACTAGGGCGACTAAGCCACGCCGCAAGCCTTGGCAACCACCGTCTATGTTAGACGCACCTCTACCCCCAGAAGGTTATGCTCACCGCTGGATCAGGGCTGAAGTGAGGGGATTTGACGACCGGAAAAATATCTCTGCCCGTATGCGAGAAGGGTGGGAATTGGTCCGTAAGGAAGAATACCCTGATTTTGAAGCTCCTACGATGGATAGCGGAAAGTACGAAGGAGTTTTTGGTGTTGGAGGTCTGTTGTTGGCACGTATTCCTATTGAGATTGTTGATGATCGCACAAGTTACTTCCAGCGACAAAATACGGAAGCAATGCAAGCAGTCGATAACGATCTTCTAAAGGAGACGCAGCATCATTCGATGGCTATTCAGAAGCCTGAACGTCAATCGCGTGTTACGTTTGGTGGTCCTAAGACAGAAACTTAGGAACTACTGTTTTAATTCAATATTGCTTTAAGGAGCAAATGGTATGGCTAATCTCAATGGATCGTGGGGTTTAAGACCTGTCGCTAAGATGGGCCAAAACTCCAACTCCACTGGTGTTAGTGGCTATACAATGTATGAAATTGCCAACGGCAATACTAACGTTCTTTATCAAGGTCAACCTGTTATACCCCTAAGTACGGGATATATCGACTTAACAGGTGATGCCGCTGGTGGGTCTGTTGGTTTGCTTGGTGCTTTCATGGGTTGTGAATATGTCGCTAGTACCACTGGAAAACCCACGTGGTCACAATATTGGCCCGGTTCTGGGGCTGATAGCAATCATCCAGTAAAGGCTTTTGTTGCGGATGACCCAATGCAAATCTTTACGATTGCTACAGATGCCACGTGGACAACTAAAGCAACGGCTAGAGCCGGTGTATTTGCAAACGCAGACTTTGCCACGGCTACTAGTGGTAGTACTACTACTGGTATGTCTTCCGGTACGTTGGCTGTTTCTACAATCAACACCACCAACACCTTGAATATGAGGATATTGGGATGGGTTGATGATGCATCCAACCAGGACTTCTCTGCTGCTGGTATTGGCGTTTTGGTTCGGTTGAACAATCACTTTAACAGCGCAAATGGTGCGGCTGCGGGTGGTACTGTTTCAACCACTGGCATATAGGAGGGCTGACAGATGGCTATTAGTAGAGCACAACTAGTCAAAGAGTTGGAACCCGGCCTTAATGCCTTGTTTGGCTTGGAATATGACCAATACGGAAGAGAGTACGAAGATATCTTCAATATGGAGAACTCTGACCGTGCTTTTGAAGAAGAGGTCATGCTGAGTGGCTTTGGTTCAGCGCCAACGAAGACTGAAGGTACGGCCATCACTTATGATGACGCACAAGAAGTCTACACTGCTCGTTATACAATGGAGACAATTGCACTTGCATTCTCCATTACTGAAGAGGCAATCGAAGATAATCTTTATGATCGATTGGCTGGTCGGTATACACGGGCTTTGGCAAGAAGCATGAGCCAGACCAAAGAGGTCAAAGGTGCAGCGGTTCTTAACAATGCATTTGACAGTACCTATACTGGTGGTGATGGGCTGGAACTTTGTTCCACGGCTCATACACTAGTTAACGGTAATACTTTCCGGAACGAGCTTTCGACAGCCGCCGATTTGAATGAGACCAGTCTAGAACAGGCTCTTATTGATATCGCGGGATTTGTTGATGAGCGTGGTCTGAAAGTTGCCGTAAAAGGTATGAAACTGATAATTCCAAAGGAACTTCAGTTTACTACGGACCGTTTACTTGAATCGACGCTTCGTCCTGGGACAGCGGATAACGACATTAATGCTATTCGGAACATGGGAATGGTTCCGGAGGGCTATAGCGTTAACCACTATCTAACGGATACCGATGCTTGGTTCATCAAAACGGATGCCCCAAATGGAGTAAAAGGTTTTAATCGAACTCCGATTAGAACTTCCATGGAAGGCGACTTTGACACAGGAAATGTGAGGTACAAGGCTCGCGAACGCTATGCGTTTGGCTGGTCTGATCCTCGCGGTATCTTCGGTTCACCCGGAGCGTAATGAAATGCAGGGAAGGGGTTCGCTCCTTCCCTTCTTTTCTGGGATATAACAGCCCTAGCGACTGGCCCAGCAGACGCTTACGAAGACTCTAGGGCAAACCCTCTCGTAAGGAGGTACTTGTTATGGCGAACACACATTTTTCAGGTCCAGTTCTCTTTTCAGCGGCTCGACCTACTCTCGAAAATCTTAATATTGGTGCATGGCCGGATCAAACTCGGTTCATGGACGACTTCACGGGTATTCTCTTGGATGCCACCAATGACTGGACCGTTGTAAAAGACTCAGGTGCTTCAGCGGCACTACAGGCGGATGCCTTAAATGGAGTAGTTGATCTTACTTCTGCGGCAACTACGGATAATGACGGCAGCTCTATTCAAGGAAATGAAATCTGGGGACTTCCTTCAACAGCGGGGCAAAGGCTTTATTTTGAAGCTCGTTTCCAAATGTCTGATGTAGACCAGATGGATATGTTCATTGGGGTTTGTGAAAACTTTGCAACAAATCCAGAAGCTATTTTCACTGCGTCGAACAGGATTGGTTTCCAAATTGATGATGGAGATGCGACTCCTCATTTAATTACTGAATCAAGCGACAGTGAAACCGATACGACTTTGTCAGGGACTACCTATGATCTTTCTGACGCGACAGATGTTACGGTTAGTTTTGTGGCTACAAAAGGAACGACAACCGATAAGGTAAGGTTCTATATCAACCGGACCCTTGTAGGAACTCATACTACGAATGTTCCGACAGCCAATATGACGCAAGCGGCTGCGGAAGTTTCCGGTAATGCTACTGGTACAAAGTCAATGAGTGTTGACTACATTATGGTCGCACAAGATCGTGGCGTTAGTTATTAATTGATTTGGATTAGGGGGTAATCACCCCCCCTAACTCCTTGCTTTATAGGAGAGTCACATGGCTGATGCTGTAGCGACAACCACAATAATAGACGGCCCAAGAAAAGCTGTCATTTATTGTACTGATACCAGTGATGGGAACGGAGAAGCCGCTGTAACAAAAGTGGATGTATCTGCCTTATCTCAGAGTCCGGATCTGGATACCTGTACCGGAGTTCGATTAGAAAAAGTGGTTTTTTCAAATGTAGGTATGGGTGTAAAAATTCTTTGGGATGCGACTGCTGATGTAATCGCATTGGAACTTCCTGCTGATTATTCGGATACATTGGATTTTTCCGACATCAGCGGTTTGCCTAATTATGCTGGAAGCGGCAAAACAGGGGATATCCAATTTACTACAGTGGGTCATACTAGCGGAGATACTTATTCCGTTACTTTGTACTGTATTAAAGAGTACTAACCGATGGTGGAGCTGGATCGCAAGAATGAACTGGATATAGTTCAAATTCGGGGCGATCTTAAATTGATAGTTCAAAAAGTGGACTCCCTAAAAAAGAATGATTTATTTCACATACAAAAGTCGATTGATGGAATTAATAGAGTTCTTTGGGGGGTAGGTTTTTTGATTCTTGGTCAATTAGCCGTGGCAATAAGATCTCTTTTTCTGGGATAATAGGAGTTTGTTTTTATGGCTCTTTCTGGATCAAAAAACTTCGAGCCTGATGTAGCTGAATATATAGAAGAAGCCTTCGAGCGATGTGGCTTACAATTAAGAACAGGTTACGATGCCCGAACCGCACGGAGATCATTAAATCTTTTATTTGCAGACTGGGCTAACAGAGGATTAAATCTCTGGACGGTAGCCGAAGTAACCCAAACAGTTGCTTCCGGTGTCACTGAATATCCATTGGGAACTATTACGTTAACGGTAGCAGATAGTGATAGTTTTACTATTGGTGAAACTATTACCGGAGGAACCAGTGCGGTAACTGCTTCTGTCATAACAAAGCCGCTTTCCACTACCATGACAATAACAGTTCCTTCTGGAACTTTTACTGCTGCTGAAACCATTACTGGTTCTTCCAGTTCTGCCACTACTACAGTCAGTTCTGTTCCGTCGCTAAGTGATGTTCAATCCTCTGTAGATATTTTATCTGCTGTAGTACGGCGCAGTAGTACAGACATTTCTATTAATAGAATTGGTCGTGATGACTATCTCCGTATTCCAGATAAAACGACAACAGGGCGTGTTATTCAATATTATGTGGATCGTTTGATAACTCCTGTTTATCGAATTTGGCCTTCTCCAGAAAACAGTACGGATCAAATTATTTATGACAGGATCGTGCGTATTGATGACGCGGATGCCTCTGTTAATACAGTAGAAGTTCCCTGGCGTTTTTATCCCTGTCTTTCAGCAGGGCTGGCTTATTACCTAGCGATGAAAAAGGCACCAGAGCGTGTACAACTTCTTAAATCTATTTATGAAGAAGAATTTGTAAGAGCTGCCAGTGAAGATCAAGATCGAGTACCTCTCACTCTTGTTCCCACGGCTTCTTCTTTAAGGGCGGTCTGATAATGGCTCGTTATGCGTCTGAAAAACATGCGATGGGAATTTCAGATAGGTCCGGGATTGCCTATAAATTAAGGACTATGAAAAAAGAATGGACTGGTTTTCTAGTGGGTAATGACGAGTGGGAATCGAAACAGCCACAACTAGACACCCCAAAATTTATGGCGGATCCGCAAGCTTTGCGTAATGCACGTCCGGATAGGACAGAACCGGCTGTTAAAGTTCTTCTTGGGTTTAACTCTTTTATTTCAGAAGCGGCTGCTTCCAGTGTAGTTAAAGTTTTTAGTCCCGGTCATAATCGGTCCACAGGAGACACGGTACGATTTAGAAAGGTAGCTGGTTTTGGAAGGGCTGCGGATGGTACTAACGGGTTTACTTCTTCTGTTATAGAAGCAGCAGCAGGATATTCTGTAACCAAGATAGATTCTGATTTTTATACCTTTGATGTTAGTGATAGTGGTTCTTCAGAAGTATCAGGAGCTGCTGGAAAAGGTGGGGGTGGCGAAGCTTCGTCTGGCCCCGTAACAGTGAGTCCTTAACATGGCTTTTACATTTGCAACCCTTAAAACGGCAATTCAGGATTATACAGATAATTCGGAAACGACTTTTACCAGTAATTTAACGCGATTTATCTTAAATGCTGAAGAGCGGATTTTAAAAGAATGTCAACTAGATGTATTCAGAAGAAACTCTGAAGGAACCACGTCCGCTTCTACTAAATTTCTGTCTAAACCAACAGATTTTCTCTCTCCTTTTTCATTAAGTGTAGTGAACGATTCCAGTAATGAATTTTTACTGTATAAACACGTCACTTTTTTACAGGATTTTACGCCCAATCCTGCCACTACGGGTGTGCCTGAATATTATGGAGATTGGAATGATGAAACCTTTTTATTGGCTCCTACTCCTAATGATACCTTCATAATGGAACTTCATTATTTCTTTAGACCAACTTCGATAACGGCATCTGATGATGGGACTACATGGCTTGGAGATAATGCTGAATTAGCTCTTCTTTATGGAAGTCTGGTGGAAGCTTATGTTTTTATGAAAGGGGAGCCTGATTTACTCACTTTTTATAATAATCGCTATTTTGAATCTCTCCAGGGCTTGAAGAGGTTAGGAGAAGGGCAGCAAACAAGTGAGGAATATCGTCAAGATAATGTTAGAAGGGAAGTTACTTAATGTTTCAGGCCAATGGTCAAGGAGACGTGGGAACTGTATCTGTATTTACTTCTACGGATAGCGGCCATAGTCCAGAGCAACTGGCTGAAATGGCTATGAGCAAGATTATGGCTATTAATGAAAGTGCCCCTCCCCCTATAAGAGATCAGGCTCTTACATATAGAAATAAAATCAAAGATGTACTAATTTACTATTTAAAGCAGATGGCGCAGAGTGAAAGAACGACTATTTGGGCATTGCTCAAGAAACAGGGTCATGCGGACATGGCTGAGATTATAAGGAGATTGTAAAATGGCTATCAATCAAGCCATGTGTGGTTCGTACAAGAAGGAAATTACAGTAGGGATCCATTTTTGGGTTTCTCATTCCCGTGGGGATGGTTCTGCAATATCAGCGGATACTTTCAAAATTGCGATGTTCACTTCCAGTCGTACAGATGCCAATGAGGATCTGACTGGCTACACCGCTACAAATGAAGTGAGTGGAACTGCTTATTCAGCCGGAGGAGCCGCCCTTGGTAGTGTTACATTGGGCCTTTCTGATAACAGTTCCTCTGTACCAACGGCTTTTCTGGATTTTGCGGATACGACTTGGTCTACTTCCACTATATCAAGTGCGAGAGTTGCAGTTATCTATAATTCAACACTTAGTGGGGCGGGTACAGGGGGGACTGTTACTCACTCAGCTTATCCAACCGTATGTGTTATTGATTTTGGAGGAGATAAGTCTTCCAGTTCTGGGGATTTTACTATTCAATACCCTGCTAACGATGCGAATAATGCAATAATTCGCATCGCATAAGAGTGTGTAGTGGCATCGTTAACCGGATGGGGAAGGAGTACTTGGGGTAGCGGTACTTGGGGGTTGCCAGCCCCTGTAGTAGCAACCGGAGTTTCGGCTGCGGGAGCCGTGGGAACCGCCTCTGTAACTGTTGTTCAAACAGTTACGGTTACGGGAGTTTCAGCGGCGGGGGCTTTAGGAAGTCCTTCTGTCGGTACTTTTGTTAGTATTACTGCAACAGGAGTTTCAGCGGCGGGTGCTTTAGGAACGGCTACTCCCAGTGTGGGGATTACGATAAGCCCCACAGGAATACAAGCGGCTGGAGCAATTGGAAGTGTAGGCAAAGGAACATCATTCGCTGTGACAGGAGTTTCAGCCCAAGGAATAATTAATACTGCAAATGTGTGGAATATAATTAGTACTACTCAAGATCCAAGCTGGACACGTATCGCGGCATAAGGAAAAGACTATGGCTTCATCATTTACAACAAATTTTGGTTTCGAGGAAATTGCGACTGGTGAACAGTCCGGTACATGGGGAACTACTAGCAATTTCAATTACGATATTCTGGATCGCATTGCCTCTTATACGGCGGTAGCTTTATCAGATGCCGCTACGGCTACTCTCACTGTCCGGGAAGCCTCTCCAGGGGAAGCAACAGAAAATCTCCAGAATGGAATGTACCGTGTCGTCAAGTTTACAGGTTCATTAGCCCAGAACTGTACGATAACGATAGCGCCCAATACCACAAAAGCGTGGTTTATTTTTGAAAATGCGACAACAGATACAGGGTCCAGTGGCCCTTATAATTTAATCTTTACCCAAGGTTCCGGGGCCAGCATCACCCTTCAAAACGGCAAAAATACGATTGTATTCTGTGATGGGGCGGGTGGCGGAGCCATTGTATATGATGCTGTTGCGGACCTACAATTATCAACTTTAGATGCTGCTGGAGATATTACAGCCGCTAATTTCCAGCCTGACGGTGATACCGCTGCCAGTGATACCGCTGCTTTTGGTTACACTAGTGTGTTGGGGGCTATCATAACAGGCCAAGGCTCAACGAATGACGTTACTCTTGTAAATGATGCAGATGCTACAGTTCTTGGTATAGCTACAGGTACTACAAATGTTGATATTGTCGGAGATGTAACCGCTTCAACTTTGAATGCCGATGGAGATACAGCGGCCTCTGATAAGGCTGCGATTGGCTACACTTCTTCGGAAGGAATTATAATTACCGGACAGGGTTCAGTCAACGACGTTACCATCAAGAATGATGCAGATGGTGAGGTCTGCGGGGTTCCTACTGGTACAGACGATCTCCGTTTTCCTGATGACGCAAAAACTGAATGGGGAACAGGTGGTGATCTACAGATTTACCATGATGCTTCCAATAGCTATATCAACGATACCGGAACAGGCAATCTGAAAATAGCGGCTAGTCAGATCGATCTATTGGGAGGCACAGATGGCGCAGAAACGATGGCAACTTTTGCCGATGATGGCGCGTGTACTCTTTACCATGATAATACTTCTACATTAGCCACTTCTGCCACTGGGGTTTCGATAACCGGCACTTTAATTGCAACCACGGATACTGACACAACTAACACAGGCGGTGTCACACTTGACTTCGGTGCAAACCAGAATTTCGTATTGACGTTTACTGGAAATGTAACCCTGGATAATCCTTCAACAGAACAGGTCGGTCAATCCGGCATCATAGTTTGTATACAGGATGCAACTGGGGGCAGGACTTTAAGTCTCGGTACGGATTACGAAACGGCTGGCGCGGCTGGAATCACGCTTAGTACAGCGGCCTCCGCTGTCGATATAGTACCCTATTTTGTGAAGGCTGCTGGAAGTATCCAACTTGGTGCAGTCCAGAAAGCATTTAGCTAATGCCAGTATTTGGAACACAAATGTTTGGTAGTGGCGGCGTAGGTGCCTATGAGATAGACAATTCTTGTCGGTTTTATTCTGGTGATTCAACCTACATGCAAAGAGATTATGGTGCAGGTGGTAATACGAAGTTATGGACAATGAGTTTTTGGATAAAACGTACAAAATTTGGCTATGAAAATGCTCAGATTTTTGGTGCTGGTGATAGTATTACCTATACTACTGATGGATTATTTGATGATGATGACAGATTCAGACTCTGGAATTATGCTGATGGGTATCAAATGAGATTGATAACTACTCCAGTTTTCCGTGACCCTTCAGCATGGTATCATATTGTAGTGGCTTACGATTCTGCTCAATCAACTGCTGCTGACAGAGTTACTATTTCTTTTAATGGGGTTAAAATAACAGCCTTTGATACAGAAGAATATCCTGCTCAGGATTTAGACAGTTATCTAGGAAGTGATGTTAGAACTGGTTTTGGTCGATATATTTCATATGAACAAGGACCATATCTGGATGCTTACTTGGCAGAAGTTCATTATGTAAATGGGTCAGCACAAGCAGTTACAGCATTTGGTGAAACAAACGATGATGGGGTTTGGGTTCCCAAGGAATATGGTGGGAGTTATGGAACGGGAGGCTTTTTCCTTGATTTTGAAGATAGCAGCGACTTAGGCAAGGACGTATCAGGAAGTAGTAATGATATGACCACGAGTGGATTAGCTGCTGCTGACCAGATGTCGGATACACCTACGGATAATTTTGCTACGTGGAATCCTCTCATAAAATCCACCAATACCTATTCGGATGGTAATTTAAAAGTAGTTAATGCTGGTTCGGTTCAGGCAAAGACGATTAGTACCATAGGCGTGATTTCTGGTAAGTGGTACATGGAAATAGCTTACACTGGGAATAGCTCTTGGCCAGTCGGTATTGCTGCTACTTCCGAAGCAAGTGACTATCTAAGTTTAGCAGACTCATTAGGATGGTGGCCAAGCTCCAGTAATACACAACTGTATATTAACGGGTCGGAGGTAGATGACCCGTGGGATGCTACGACTTGGACGAGTGGTGATACTGTCGGACTTGCTTTGAATGTTGATGATGAAGAGGTGTCAATATATCAAAACGGTTCAATAGTCGGTGCTGCGGTAGATTATTCAAGTTATAATTGGAGCCAGTTGTTTTTTGGAGTCGGAAATTATATAGCTGACAATGTTTACACCGCTAATTTTGGGCAAAGTTCTTTTAGCGAGACACCCCCCACTGGATTTAAGGCACTATCAACTGCAAACTTAGCTGCACCAGCCATCACAGACCCATCGGCACAGTTCCAAACTCAACTGTATACGGGTGATGGTGTTGCAATAGGGTCAGGTGGTCAAGCTATCACGTTCACTGGTAACTCTTCTTTAAGTCCTGATTTAGTTTGGATTAAAAATCGGGATGCCGCAGATAGTCATGCATTGTATGATTCTGTTCGTGGAACTACGGAGCAGTTAGAATCAGATACCTATGCTGCTGAAACAACAGAGGCTGAAGGACTGACGACATTTGGTGTAGACGGCTTTACCGTTGGCGATCTTGATCAAGTAAATACCAACACCGAAGACTATGTTTCGTGGAACTGGGCAGAAGGAGCTACTCCTGGTTTTGATATTGTCAGCTATACAGGAGATGGTGCCAACAGAACAATTTCACACTCACTAGGTGCCGTGCCAAAAATGATTGCTGTGAAGATGAGGTCTGATACCTATGAATGGACTGTTTACCATGAAGCTATGGGTAATACAAAGATGATGAAGTGGAATACATCTGAAGCTCCGTCTACTGCTTCAACATTTTGGCAAGATACAACTCCAACATCCAGTGTCTTTTCCTTAGGAACACAT